TCCACGGCGGCGAACCTCACCGCCATACCTAAAATTTTCGGGTGGTTCGTTTCCAGCCCCCGTCATGCTCATTATTCCGCCAGCCATATCGCCTTCAACTGGTGTGTCCATTGCGTCGCGAGCCATCGGTGCAATGCCTTCTTCTGCCATGCTAATTTGAACCACTGGAGTTACAAGAGCCAAAACACTATCTGGTGTTTGAGCTGCGTCCTCAGGTCCAACTATACTTGCTAGATCATCTCTTCTTTCTTCTTCTGACTTATCTTCACCAGAAAACTGGTTCATCATAGATTGAAAGTCTGGGGCCTGTTCTAAATCTCCCGTATCTTCTGCTACATTACTTAATGTAGTGGCTAAAATATTTGGGTCTACTCCGCCTTGTGCTGCCATCGGTGGCTGATCCATTGGTGGTGAGCCCATTGGCATAGCCGCCATGTCTTGTTGTTGCATCAAACCCGCAAGACCACCTTCTTGCATAGGCTTAAATCCCATTTTTTTTACAACATCTGGTCGCTCTGATGCCAAAGCCTGTAAACCTTTTGCATCATCAGGTATGACTCTACCACCATTGGCAAACATCTGTCGTTGTAATAATGCTCTATTCATCATCCGAATAACCCCGCTCTATTTGCCCCTGCTGCCGCTGATAATCCTGCAATACCGAGGCCTAAATATTGCTGGAACGGTGAAACGCTAGGTGAACTGGCTTGTGTAATAGTAGACTGGGAGGTCGGAGTCTTACTATACACATCGCCAAGAAAACCTAATCGTTGATATGGCTCATAAAGTTGTGCCAAATTACTTTGTCTTTCTGCATCTAGTACTGCTTGATCTTGAGCTTGTAACAACTGGCCAAGTCTAAAGGCACTTTCTGTATCTCTTTGTTGCAGTGCTTGACCTGTCTCCCCAAGAGCAGCTTGTCTTAAACCTAATTGTCCTTGTTGTCCCGCTAGAGCTGCAATGCCACTACCTAGTTGTGTTTGTCTAGCAAGATCTCTTTCTGCTGCTTGTTGTGCTTGTAAAAAGTTTTGTGCTTGAGCCTGTGCTAATGCAGAAGCTCTGTTTCTGTCAACTTCAGACTGAGCTATTTGTGCTCTTGACCCACCAAAAGCACCTGAGCCTACTGCACCTGCTCTTGATTGATTAAGTTGCATATCATAAGCACGGTTTATCTCATCAGCAACAGCCTGTTGATAAGGGTTCATGTAAGTATCTAAAAGCTCTTGTGTGACTGGACCTGCCCCTGCTCTTAAAGCTGACTCTACCCCGCCTAAGGTTTGACCGGCCTGTGCTAATGTCTGACCACCAGCTGTAAGATAGGGTAGGAAAGCACCTAATCCTGTCTCAGCTTGAGTTCTAGCAGCTTCCTGAAGACCCGTGAGCCCTGCTACTTGCTGTGTTGGCAGAGTAATAGGCTGATCGGCTAACTCTTTTGCTGATTTTAAAAGTCCTATCCGATAGGCTTCAATCTCAGGACTTTCCCTGACGGTTTGTATGGTTTCTTCTACTGCCATTATGCCATCGCCTTTCCTTTTTTCTCTAACTTACTCATTACACTATACATATTTTTTATGCCAGTGTTAAGATCTCCGTTACCTAAACCTTTTACAGCGTCTGTTGTCATTACAAATTCACCCGGCATCAGCATAGCTCTGACACTATCTTTGCCCGGTGTGCCTTCGTTTGGTCCTATACCGCCGTTTCTTCTTGGAAATATCTCACCACCTTCAGCTGCTCTTTGAAAAGGTGGTATAAACACAGGTGGATTATCTTTATTAAAAGGATCTGTTGGTAATCGATAAGGTGTATAATTAAAAGTATAGTTTGTTGGTATTCTAAAAGGTCCCGTCGCTAAATTTGGTGTCATGCCAGCGACATTGTAGGTCTCAGGACTTCTGTTATATATATCAAGACCGCTTTCAGGTATATCTAATCTTTCTTGTTCAGGTGCATCAAAGGCACCCGCAGCAGCTAGTCCAAGACCAGCTAAACCAGCTGTTGGACCAAATCTTCTTATGAACCCCGGTGAGGCATTTTTTGCTTTTTCTACTGCATCTAAATACAAAGCACTATTTTTACTAACCTTTGATAAATCAATATTTGGATTTTCTTTTTTTAAAATTTCAGCTGGTGTTACGTTAGGACCACCTGTTAAAAAATCACCTATAGTGTCTAAAGTGCTTTTACTTTCTGCAATTTTCTTTGTGCCGTCTAAACCAGTAAGATCAACATTAGTGTCAAAAGCAGGATCTGATTTTATTAAATTTTGTGCGGCGGTAGGCTGATATGAACTAAAAGGATCTGATAAAGTTTGTGAAAAACGTGCTCCGGGACTAGCTAAGTCCGCAGATATACCCGCCCCAAAACCTTTCCCTGCAATAGCACTACTGGCACCACTATATATGGCACCTACTCCACCCGCTAAGGCAGCACTTTTAACGGCATCACCTAAATCACCGCCTTGCATAAGTGTAGATATACCTGAACCAAGTGCAGCTCCGTATATAGGACCAAGAGGTGTCATACCTAACACGATTGGTAAAACAACCGGAGCAACCTTTTTTAAAGCCTTGCCAACACCTTTTAGGGCTCTTGACACGCCTTTGCCTATTTTACTTACACCTTTCTTAATACCCTTAAATAATTTAGATAAGAAAAATTCAGGTAAACCTGTGTCAGGATTAATACTGTTTTTCTTTGTTCCAACAACATATCTCTCCGGGTCTTCAACCCCTAATTCTTTTAAGTGAGAAAAAATGCTTTCTTTAAGCTCTGGATTATTTTCTATCAAGGCCCGTGGCACGATAAGTTCGCCTGTTTCAACATGGGCAACCGTATCATCGCCATATCTACCATACTCAGCAATCTTTTTACCGACGTCTTTAAACTGTGCAATACCATCTTTTCCAAAAGCTTCTTCTAGCTCTTTTGCTTCTAATATATCTAGTTCTTCATCGGTATAAATAAAATCACCGATACCGCCCGCCGGCATATCAATTTTTTGTGTGGCTCGGTCCATGCCCTAGTTTACCTTATAATTACTATTAAGTCTATGTAACAATTTTAATAGTCCCGCTGTCATTAAATAATGCTCCAGTTTCTAAGCCACTAGAACTGGTTGGTAAATCAGTCAACGTAATTTTAGTTGCCCGTAATTCACCAGGATTTCTTTCTTGTGAAATAAATATTTCTAAAGAACGCACTAAATCTTCTACATATTGTCTAGTTATAACTTCGGGTGGTTCTGGTAACCTTGGTGGTGGTACGCCAACTAATGCCATTATCTTCTTCCATCTTCTCTAATATCAACTCTGGGTGTTCCCATCTTAAATTTACACCCTAATGCACTAGAATCAAGTCTTATTGCAAAAGATCTGCCTCTAATTCTGTAGTCAAGTTTATTTGTAAACGCTTCAACTGGATTTGTTGCCGTTCTAGTAGTAGTTCCAGTTCCAGTTTGAGAAAAGTCTTCGCCGGGAAAGTCTCTTGCTTTTACTGTAAAAGTAGCATTCGGAGAACTACCAGAAACAGAACCAGTGAAAGTTAAATCTGGTATTACTCTTCTGATAAAAGCAAACTTTTCTCCATCTCCCATATCCATAGGCGATGTCTCTACAAAAGAAGTCATTGCACTTCCATCATCATCAAACCCTAATTCGTGGTTAAAGATATATCCACTACCTGCTGCTATTGGAAAATTTCTTATACCTCTATCGAGCCATGCTGTTCTTGTTAAAGAGCCATAATACCAAACCTTTTCATTATAATTCCATATAACATATTTGTCGCACTCACTAGACTCAGCAGATGGATAAAACCACCACACCTCACCAAACTCTGAATTAATACCAGCAACAACTTTGTCTCTTTGTGCTAAGTTAAAATCTAAAAATATTTTGTCTTTTACTGTGCAAGGTAATTGTGCAGTCTGTCCAGCGTGAACATAAAAGTTATCAATACCCATCCAATATACAACGTCTTCTGTGGCGATAGCCGATGCAGAAGACATAATTGTAATATTCGACGCTAACTGTGATATACCAAAAGTAAACGGTGGACCTATAAATCTCATAGAATGTAATGACTTATCTGTGTAAACAAGTATTTCTCTTTTAGTTTCTACGGCCTGTACAAAAGTAGAACCCGCACCAAGTCTTAAATCACCAGCCGTATTCGTTGCAGTCGGAAACCAATCCACTGGATTTTCTTGACTACTAAACCGAATAAGTAATGGATCTTGTACACCATCTCCTTGTGTTGCAGACGAACTTCCACCGACACCATCACAACCAAAAGCTATAACATGACGATCTATATCAGATACTAGCACTTGTTTAGCTACAGTAGGAACACTTTTTTCTCCACTAAATGTGCTAGTAGCACTTAACTCAACACCTCGACCAGCTAATCCTAAACTCTTGTCCCAATAAAATAATCCTCCATCTCTTATATTAATTATAAGATCTTCACCAAAATTATCATGTGACCATAGACGTATCTGCGTTGTTACTGAAACTGTTGCAGCATCTCCCCAGCCAACGTAATCATTATCTGAGTCTGCGTTTCCCACAATTAAAAATACTGTGGCTCCATTTGCATGAGTATCTGCGTCAGTGCCACTTTGTCCTCTGGTTACTGTTAAATCATTTGTTGCTACATTTGTTACTTGAAGTATTTCTGAATCAATTAAAATAAAATCGTTGTTCGATATTCCAGTACCACTTGTAACAGTTAAAGTTGTATCAGAGTTACTAAATGTACCACCCTCATTGATAGTTGTTTGTAAAGCACCATTAGTAACGCCACCCCATGTACCAGCACCAAAGCCAGTGCCTCCAATAACTTGATCTAATCCTACGTTAACTTGATAAGTACCTACTACGCTACTTCCACCGTTACCTGTGTCAGAAGAATTAGCGGCAACAGAAGATGTGATTGTATATGTATTAGCATCTAATATACTAACAATTTGATATTCTGCATTTAAAACTGTAGCCGTTATTACGCCACCTAGACTCGCTGCTCCAGAAAAAGTAACAAAATCATTTTCAACTGCACCGTGACTTGTGTCTGTTACTGTTATTGTAGTGCTACCATTTGATGCAGAAAAGGTTACATCTCCAGCACTTGTAGTTTGTCTTATTGGAGTTATGTCATTAAAGGTCGTACCCTCTTCAATATAATATTTAAGATGTGTACCGATACCAAGAAAATTAGAGCTATCTAACCCTATCCAATTATGTAATCTTCTAGCACTACCTAAGTATTGATTAGGAGAATACTTTTCCCAACCACCTATCTTTTCTGGAAACCCCATACGAAAACGTATTTTATCACCATCAAAAAAACCACCTTCATTAGAGTATGAAGTTACCTCTCTATTGATACCTGGTCTAAATTTTAATGCTTTTATCATGCTGTTGCTCCAGTTAAACTACCACTACCACTTGATGTTACATTACTTACACCTTGAATAGATTTACCACTTGCACCACCAGAAGCTCCACTTGTACCATTTGTTGGTGCAGTAGCTGGAAAGCTCACACTTGAACCAGAGCCATTGCTTCCAGTTCCTCCGTCTGATCCAGCCGCTCCAAATGCTCCACCAGTTCCTCCAGTTCCTCCAGCACCTGCATTATTAGAACCAGAACCACCACTTGACCCAGATGCAGCAGATTGATTGTACCCTTGTCCGACACCACCCGCTCCACCAGAACCACCATCTTGCGTTGCTAGACAAGTACCTGAAACAGCAGCACTTAATGTATTATAGTAAAAGTTTGGTGAGCTTGTTCCTTGATGTGCCGATGTTCCGAAAGCAGTAAAATAAGTTGTAGTTGAGGCTGTAATACCTGCTGTGCCACTGTTTGAAACCAAAGTGCCAGAACTCGATGTGCTTGTGCTTACTGATATTTGTGGAGTCCCATAGCCACTTCCATAGGAAGAGCTAATATTAGCTGAAACAGTGTATACGCCAGTGGTATTTGTTTGTGCAGAAAAATATATAGGACCTCTATTAGCACAAGCAGCATTAAGACCTGTGCCTGCACCGCCAAGTGAATTTAAATCAAACTCCGCTGGATTAATTCCACGACTAAATTGTGCTCCAATACCACCCCATAATCTGTCACCTACAACCCCAACACCATCTAAATTATTTCCAGAAGTTCCATAAGTTGTAAACCAACTTGGAGAATTGTTTTGTGGTGTAGACGAGCCTCCGCCACCTTGATCT